GCCTTTGGCCAGCACATCCATCGCGCCCTTCATTTCCGGAGCGGCACTCATGGTGGCGGGCTTGGCGCGCGTCACAAAGTTCTTAATGCGGCCGAAGAAGCCGGGGACTTCAGTAGTGAACGCCGCGTTCGCGTTACTCAGCGCTTTATCCTGCTGGCCTTTCAGGTAGCCCGAATATTTGCCGGCCAGCCCCTCAACCAAGCCATCGGTATGCTTGCCAACGCCGGTTTGCGCAAAGCGGTCCAGTCCTTTGCCGACGGTGCTACTTACTGCATCACCCACAACATTGGTCTTGGCACCAAAGGCCGCACCTTTTTCTGCCAACGATTCCGCTGTTTTGGCAGCGGAATCCGCCCAGCCTGCGGCAGAGCCGCCAGTTTCGCGGGCAATGTCACTGGCGGCTTCCATGAATTTCGATGGGAACTGGTGCAGCGCACCGATTTCGGTTTTGCGCAGCGCCGTGGTGGGTGCCTGGAATGCGGTCTTCAGCACCACGCTGGTACGCTTTAGGCCAATCTTGCTTGCGGCACCGCCCAGTAGGCCACCGCCCAGCATGCCGCCGAACATTTCAAACCCAAACAGCTTGAATGCGTTGCTCTGCGCGCCCTGTAGGGTGGCAATGGTTTTGTCCTCACCGGTCAGCTGTTGTTTGGCTGCTGCGCGTGCATGGCTTGCATCCAAGGCCGTCCCGGCCGCGCTTTGTACCGGGCGCACGCCCACACCATGGGCCATGCCATTGCGGGCAGCCTGCGGCGAAATCGGGGGTGCAAAACCTTCAACCATGTATATCTCCAGCCATCATCTTAGCAAAACTGCCCCGCACCCTGTATGAAGGTTTCATGACATTGCCGGACTAAATGGAAGGGTTAGCGATCGAAATCGCGGCTGGATTCGCCATGGTAGGCGCGGCGTGCATGCTCACGTTTAGCATGGCTTACACCATCATCGTTATCCGCGGCGCGGTGGTCGTCATTGGCGTGGCGGCGACCATATTTCTCGGCATGGCCATGGCGTGGCTTGGCATGGGCCGCCTCGTCATCGTTGGCGGCGCGTTCGTCCTGAAGCACTTCTTTGCCCTTCGCCACCAAGGTGCCAAGATAGGTTTTGTCTTCCATAATCTGCGGAATCGCAAAATCCAGCACCAGCCCTTCGGCATCCAGTGCGTGGGCGCTTCCGTTGCGGGGAGCCTTCACTGCGTCCACGCCCTCTTCGCGGATATTGGCTTCGAGTTTGCGCAGCAGCTTGATCTGGCTTTGCGGCATGCCTTCGTGCTTCAAGGCGGCATCGCTCTGTGCAGCAAGCCCCATCACGGCCTCGGTCAGCATCGTGTGGTACGTCTTGCGCATACCGTCGCGCACCTCACGCACGTCGCGCTCACTGTACCCAGCGTCTTTTAATACGTCATCGGGCAACATCGACGCAAGGCGCTGCTTTTCTTCACCCTGAAGCTGGCCCAGCGCTTCTTTGAACTGATCGCGGGTGAAACCGCGGTTGCTGTAAAATTCCTTGGGCTTCATGTTCGGTTGCGGCTTATCCACGCCCGATAGCTTTTCAACATGCGCCAGCACTTCATCTTCATCGGCAATGGCGCGGCCATTATTTTTGATTAACATGCGCTCACCCACCAGGTGGATCAGCGCGAACGCGTCAAGATCGCCTTTGCGAATCGCCTCGGCAATCGGCTTCACGGCATTCTGCAAATCTTCGCGCAGGGCTTCACGGATCTCGCTGTGCTGCGGGCTCAAATCAGCCATATCTTTCTGATGCTGTACGGCGACGTGGGCAATGTATTCTTCGAGGCTTAGCGACTTGCTGCCACTTTCACGGGGTAACTGAAAGCTGCGCGACTGCGGGTTATATTCCACCTGCTCCTGCAGTGTCAGAATCAGCTCCAGCGCCGAATTTGGCTGCTGGTTGCTGGCCAGGCGACGCTCGTTCTTGTCGATAATGCGCTGCGCGATCGGGCCTGCACCCCCGCGAATCGCCATTACCCCAGTACTTTTCAGGGCATCAGTCACACCTTCATCGCCGCGCGGGGCTACCGGCTCTACCGGAGGCTCAATCGCGGCAGACGCATCTTGCCCATGCCACATGCGCTTGGCCGAAGGCAGCTCCGTCATCACCGACGGTGCCACGTTCACCAGCATGCGCAGGTAATTATTGCTGTTCTCCATATCCGCCACGCGGTTCATGCGCTTACGGTGCGCGTAGATCACCTCGTTACCGCCTTTGGCCGGGTTATCGTTCACGCCCAGCAGTGCGAATACGGAATGGTTGTTCTTAATGCGGTCAAGCGCCGGGGCCAGCGTACGCGCCAGCTGGGCGCGCTCATCGAAATGTTTCTTATGTCCCTGCGCAATGCTAGCGATGTATTTCGAACCCGTCGCTGCCGCATTCACGCCCACCACAGCTACCGTGGCGGCTTTATCAAGCGCGCTGCCCTGCATGCCCGCTCGGGTGCCCACGTTGCGCGCAATCTGCTCGGTCTTGGGCTTCAGCATGGTCATCATGCGGGTGGATGCATCGTTCCACACACCATCGATTAGTGCAGCAGTGCCTGCATCCATCTCGATCAGGCCTAGTACTTTCACTGTTTTATCAGCTTGCCCCGAACGGTCCACCCGGCGTGCATCTTCAAATCCGCGCGCCATCGAGCGGCTGAGCGTATCGCTCAGCTCGTCGCCGGAGAGGATGCCTGCATGGTGGTCGTAATCGCTCATTCGGTATAATCCTTCACTCTGCACTATACGGAATCTGCCGCACCTTATGTATGACAGTTTCATGAAAGCTTACGGCAATCGGCGACCGGGCATGTCACAGAATCTTCACACATCCGCCCATGCCAATTTGATAGTATCGGGGTGAAGGAATCTGATCACATGGAAGAACTCTCAGGCGAAGGCATTGTAAGCAGCGGGCTGAATTGGCTCAAAGGGCTGATCCCGTTCGGCCTTGGCGCGGCCGTGCTCACGGGCATCCTGAAGTTCTTTAACACCAGCGAAGACTCGCTCTACAATAAGATCCCTGCGCCCATCCGCAGTGTGTTCGATAGTATCGGCAATTTCTTTAAGGATCTCTGGGAAAAAGCGACCGGCTGGTTCCGTGAAAAGACTAACCCGGAAGAGGTCACCGCCCAGAACGATTTCAAAGGCCGCCTTGACCGCTTCGACGCCATCACCCGCATCGACCAGACGCTCGGCCTCACCGGCGCCAGCACCCATATTCGTGAGCTCTGCAAAGACGCGGCGGACGGTTTCTTCGGTGTCAGCATGCAAACCGATCCCTCGGCCGTGCTTGCTACCACCCAGCAACTGCAAACGCAGATCAGTGAATATCTGGTGACGCAACTGAAAGCGAAGAATCCGCAATATACCGCCCAAGATCTCGAACGCTATCAAGCAGCGGCAACGAATGCAGCCAGCTACATCACCGGCCTTGGTAACGACGTGGGCGACAACCCCAATCGCCTTACCCAAGGTTTTGGCGGTGCGCTCATGCGCATGCAGACCGAAGTCAAGAAAGACGGCGACTATCGTATGGGCCAAGCCGCCAATGGTACTGTGAACGAGTCATTGCTTACACAAATCCGCGGCATTCTCTCCGGTGAGATTCAACTGGCGGATGCACCGGCCGCGCCCGCACCTGCTGGCGGCCCCGCTCCTTCCTCTAACGTAGGGCGTGGCTAATGGTCGCACGCGTGAACATGGATCAGGTCGAGGCCGGGCTACGCAGCCGCGGCATTACCCTGCGCGATGACGAGCGCCAGTTCCTGCGCGATCAGGTGACCGAGCGCCTTGGCCAGTTCGACCCGGACAGCACCATTACCAACGATTTCGGCGGCACTGCCGTGAAATACGCTTACAGCTTCGTTTCGGTCCTTAAGGCGATGTGGCGCAATGTCGGCAGTTTCAGCCTTTCCAACATCGGAGAATGGTTCAACAACGTGCTGGCCGAGAACGACCGCGCCACCAGCTTCGCCATGCTGCAGGAATCCATGACCAGCCTGAACTGGGCGCTTCGCCAATCGAACAGCCCGGGGCTCATGGCCGCAGCAGACATCGTGACTGGCGTCAGCCCCGAAGGCAGCGCTCCGGCCGATGTATCCTGGAGCGTGTACCGTCAGGTGCGCAGCGGCATTCCTGTCACGCCGGAAGAGGTCACCCGCGGCACCAGCCTCGATTTTGCTCGCGCGAATCAGCGGTTTGATGTTACAAATGCCACAGATGTGGCACCTCCGGGCGCAACGCCACCCGGCAGCAGCGCCCCTGCGTTGACGAGCGTACCGGCGAAAGCCTAGGTTGCGCGTCATAAAGGATAAATCTATGCGCAAGAATATGAAGTTCCACGCCATTGCGGTTGGCTCGATCTGCCTGATCATCACGGTGCTGTTCCTGATCATGGGACCGAAGGAAGCAGCCGCACCGGTAGATCCCAACACGCCAACGGGCGACCGCTATATCCGTATCTACAGTGCCACCTACGGGCAGAACTGCAATCCTGACATTACCCGCATGCGCAGCGAAACGGTCAAAAACGAAGACGGAACCATGCCCGAGCTTCCGCAGCTGGTGCAGCGTGACAACGCCTTGCTTGCCCTCAGCAGCCTGTGCGATGGACGGCTAAGCTGCAGCACAAGCTTAAGCGATGAAGCGCTGAAAGTTGAACCGGTGGCGCGGTGCTACAAGCAATTGAAGATCAGCTATCGCTGCTACACCATTGATCGCCTTTGGTCGAAAGAATTCAATCAGGGCGACACCCTCACCATCGATTGCCACGAGGGTGCTGAAGGCGGCGAGCAAGCGCAACCCGCCGCCCAGTAGCGGTGCTGGCACGTTTTAACATACTTATCGGCGTACTGCTCGTTTTACTGGTACTGGCGCTGGCATGGCGCGCATTCCTCTATGAGCGCCCGGCAGCACCCGTACCCGTGGTTCCACAAACTGCAACTGTGCTCACCCCACAGCAGGCCGCGCAAGCCACCACCCAGGCCGATCTGATCCTTGAGCTATTCAACCCCAGCGACGATCATCTGGCGCAGCAAATCTCGGCAAGCACGCTCAAACGTCAAATTGAAGAAGCGATCATCCTCAGTTTCGTACTGCGCCGCTGCGATTACCTGAGCGCCAAAGAGTACCGTGAAACCTATCAGGCCATCTACCGCTATGCCGAATCGGGGGCGCTGGCCGAAACACCGAATGCGTTACAGCAGCAGATGCAATCGATCATCGCCTCCGCCAGTGACAGTTACCGCCTTATCTATGCGCGCCAATCCTGCCGGGAGCCGCATCTGGCAATAAGCGCCCGTCAGCTTGCCCAGTGGCGCGCGTCACTGCTTACTCCCTAGGACTGCTGCACCAATAGCAATAGCTCCATCGTACCCACCACACGCGTCTGTCGTTCTGCCACATCGCAGCGCGCGGCCATCACCCGCATTTCCTGCACAGCATATCCGGTCACACTCAAACTGGCCTGATGCAGGACAGCCTGCAACCGCTCCAGCGCGGCCATCGCCTGTTTGCGACCCTCCGCTTCGGTCCACACCTCCAGTTCAACTCGCACTTCCCATGCGGCTTGCCCCACGGAATCGCGCGCTTCCTGTTCAATACCTGCAATGCAAATGTAAGGTAGGCTACTACGCTGCGGCACTACGTCATACACCGCATCCACGCGGTCCATCAGCACCGCATCGCCCAGCATTTTGAAGACCAGTGCCTGTTGCACCGCCTGCATCACCAGACTCATAATTGCTCCTCATACACCAGCATGCTCAGCAGGCCTTCCTGCTCGTGCAACGAATGGATCCACAGAATCCGGTTGCGCCAGCGTAGCCGCATAGTAGCCAGCACGTCATCGCGGCAGCGGATATGTACACGGTAGCCCGCCAAGGCTTCTGCCTGTCCCGCACGGGCTGTTTCTCGCCCAGCGCCATACACCGGCGTCACCGCAGCCCAGCATTCGTCCAACATTTGCCAGCTCACCTGTTGGCCACCCTGCCCGTCGTCACTGCGCAGCGGGTGTTCGATCCCGATTCGCTCATTCAGGCGAGTGGCAAGCCTTTCTTCCTGCGTGCGCATGTTACAACCTCACCCGGCGAAACGGCTGATAGCTTGCCAGCGACGCTTTCGGCAGCGGCGTGTATCCACCCCGCTCCTCCACCATCACGGCAATATGCTGCAGCAGTCCCTGCTTCATCAGGATGGACACGTTCGCGGCGTTACTGGCAGAATATGCCTCGTAGTGCACCATCACTTTCACACCGGTCGGGCTGTGGTTGAAGACCACGCCATAGCCATCGATGGTCAGCCGATAATAACTCGGCGATACCACACTACTACTCCCATCGCTGCCGTAAAGCTGGATACTGGCGATCGTCTGCGCCGGGCCGATCGGCAGCGTGATAATGGTGCCCGCCAGTGGCGCGGTGTAGCTAAAACTCTGCGGCAGCATCGCTACACGCATGTATTCCTCGGCCGCTTCACGCGCCGCGCTGATGGCATGGGCGATGACTGCATCATCCGCTGTGTGTTCAATGCGCAAATATTGTTTCGCTTCCGCCAGCGTCACCGGCTCACTAGCGGGTCCATTGACCCGGACCAGACGCGATGTTTCATCCATGTACATGGTTGGCATGTTCCTTTCCTGTGATTGCCTCTGCGTGGCCCAGCCAAGCTGGATCGCATGCGCCGCAATGCTGCGGCTTTGCATGATGGCGTCGAATGGCGGGCATAAGCCAACACCCCGCACCCATATCCAGGGGGCGTGGGCGTAGCAATGCATCAGATCGGTGGGGTGTTAGTCGTCGAGTTGGTCTTTGTGGCGTGCCAGTCGGCTGAGTTCAGCGGCGACCTTGTTGGCATTCTCGGCATCGGGAATGTCCAGCATGCCTTCATGGTTGAAGCCATAATCCTTTTCCATGCGGGCGCGCACTTCATCGTTCGGCAGGCCTTCGCCCGCTTCAATGATCACGCCATGCTCTTCCGGATAGAAGGTGCCGCTTTTCTGCGCGTTCATGAACTCCTGCAGCTTATCGGCACGCACGCCGACATACGCATAGATCGGCTTGCCATCGAGATCCTCGCCGCGCACCAGAAGCACGCAGACGGTCTTTTCGGCTAGGATTTTATCCGATCGGCTGAGTTCGCTCACCTTGGCCCCCATTGCAGGGAATCTACCCGGCAACGCCCGGTGGCGTCAACCCAAACCCCTGTTTCATAAGGTATTGCGCCGTGTTTTTATAGCATGCGTGGCGAAAACGCTGGCGGGCGAAGGCATGGTGCGCCTCGCCCGCCATGCCGAATGCGCTAGCTTACGGCCAGTTTCAGCAGCTTCACTGCTTCGGTGTTCACCACTTTGCCACCCACGCGCTTGGTGGTGTAGAACTTCACGAACGGCTTGCTGGTGAACGGGTCGCGCAGCGTGCGAATACCCACACGGTCCACGATCAGGTAGGCACGTTTGAAGTCACCCACCGCGATCGATAGCGACGCGGCTGCCGGGATCGGCATGTCTGCCGCGATGGCCACCGGCGCGCCAAGCAGCGTGTCGGGCGTGCCCGCGGCCAGCCCAGGCTGCCAAAGATACTGGTTGGTGGTCGCCTCTTTGAGCAGGCGCACCGCCTGCAGCGTCGTGCGGTGCATCAGGAACGTAGCCCGTTTGGAATACTCGTCCTTCAGCGCATAGAACAGCTGAATGATGCTATCGGCCGTGATCACGGCCGACGTGCCAGTCGGCACCTGCTGCACCTGCCCAAATGCATTGCCCGCCGCGTAGGTTAGAATGCCTTTCGGCGCGGTGGTGCCGTTGCCGGAAATGAACGCGGTCGCCTCCAGTCGGGCGAATTTATCCGCCACTTTCTCGGCGATCCATTGCTCGATGTCGATCGCACCATCGTCGATCAGTTTCTGCGTGGCCTTGGGCTGCGCATACATCTCGAACGTGTCGATGGTATTGCGCCCAATAGTCGCCGTATTGGTGTCGTTATCACGCGCGGTCGTTTCATCGGCCCACACGGCGTCCATATCGGTCGTGTCCTCGATCAGGTCCAACGAATCCGACGAAATGGTCTCCACGCTTGCCAGTGCACGCATGGGCGAGGATTCATTCACAATGCGTACGATGGTTTCACCCATGCTGTTGGGCACCAGGTAGCCGCCGTTTGTGTCGGTACCCACCGAAAGCGCTTTCAACTGCAACGCCTCCAGCCCGGCATCGCTGCCCTTGCGCAGGTAATTACGGAAGGCGGCTTTGTATTCACTACCCTGCTCCATCGCGAAGGGCGCACCGGCCATATCGGTACCGGGGCGCGCATGTACGGTCTCGATCTGGTCGATACGCCGCTTATGCTGGTCCAGTGCATCACTGATATTCTTGAGGTGCTCGTTATAAAGCGGATCAGCATGGCCCTTACGCTCGATCTCACCAAGCCGGGCATCATTCACCTGCTTAAATTGCTCCCACGCATTGCCCAGATGATGCACGCGATCGGTAATTTCCTGAATCGTCATTCCTCAGTCCTTCCAATAAAAAACCCGCCGGAATGGCGGGTTATAAAATTAATAAAATTTGAGATTATTTTAACTTGTGTTAACTTTTGGCCTATGTTACGGTTTTGTTAAGTTAAGAAGCGGTAACAATATAAACCCCTGAAATAGCCGTTTATTAATGAGTCGCTGAAAAAGGTTGCATCCACCAGCCGGCATCAGCATAGTCTTGTTCAACGGGTGCTTCCACGTCGCCCGGCAAATAAGAAACAAAAGCAGCTTCGCTGCACGCAAGTAGGGTTTATGCAAGAATTCTCCGTCGCTTTTGGTCGTGTTTCCCGTGCAACGTTTTCGGCCAATCCTGAACTGAAGACCCATATCACCGACCTCGTCGGACGCGCTTACTTCAACCTTCACAACACACAATTCACCCACGCCGAGAACGGTTGGGCGAACGCCATTGTGGCCGCTGCGTTGCAGTTGTGCATGGATAGCCGCGTGCAAAAACTTTCCACGCGTGAGCTCATTCACCTGTTCGAGAACATGATCCGCATCAGCGAAGAACACCTACGCGAAGCCAAACGCCATGCGGCGATGGCCAGCAATGTATTCTACCTGAAGGAAACCGCGCTGGATGCTGCCATGCTTGAGCATGACGAGATCTCGGCCTTCCACCACGCCGCCACCACCGTCATGGGTCTTGCCCACACCGGTCGTGTGCGTACCCGCCCCAGCAACGACAGCGCTGCGTAAGTCTGCCTAACGAAGTGCCGCCTGCGCCCGTGCCACGGCATGCATCAGTGCATGCATCGTGTCGGGTTCGCCTTGCTTTACCACCGTCACGTTCGCCTGCGCATTGGCAGGCAATGTGACGAGGCTGATTTCCCACAGCTCCACCGAAAGCAGCGCGCGCACCCCGGTTTCCGGGTCGCGCTGCGCTTGCCGCGCTTGGTAACCTATACTCAGGCCGCGGATTGCCCCGGCCTTGAGCAGCGCATGCGCCTCGCGCGCTTTCTCCACTTCCATCAGCAACCGTCCCTGTATGAATAGGCCGCGCCCATCTTCGAACAATTGCTCGATCACGCCAATCGGGTGTTCCCATGCATGCTGCCACAGCAGCTGCACAGGGCTTGTACGGTCACGCAATGTCTCGCGGAAGGCACCGGCGCGCACCACGTCGCGCTGGTTATCCACCACGTCAAACACGCTGGCATACCCAGCGAAACGCCCCTCTTCGCTGATGGCTTTGATCTCCATCACCCCCCCATGCTGGCGAACGGGCGTTTGCGTCTTCACTTGCTTCATGCCGCCTCCCCTAATCCAAGCAGGCGGCGTTTTTCCTCAGCGCTTAGGAAATCGGCATTCGCAATACGCTCCCAATACGCATCGCGTTTTGCCGCCAGCGCCGGAATGGCATCCGTATCCGCCTGTAGCGCCAAGCCAAGTCCGAACATTGGCGCCAGCCAATTATTCAGCGCATCGGTGAATTGCTCCACCAACGGCAGCACGGTTTGCTCCCACAGGGCCAGCCGCGCTTCCTGCAGGTTCGCGTAGGTATTGTCACCCGGAATGCCCAGCAATTGCGGCGGTACGCCAAACGCCAGCGCCACATCCCGCGCGCTGGAATGCTTGATCTGCACAAAATCCATATCCCGTGGGCTGTGGCTCATTTCTTTCCACTCAAGTCCGCCCTCCAGCAACAAAGGCCTTCCCGCATTGGTCGCCCCGGCGAACTGTTCATCCAACTGCTGGCGAAGCCGCGTGAATTGCACCTCACTCAGGCTAGTGGGTTGCCCGTCTGCTGCCTTTACCATCAACGCCCCGGTCGGTCGCGCCCCGTTCTGCAGCAACGACTGGTTCCATGCCGCGCACTGATTATGCTGGTCGATGCTGTAGGCCGCGGCTTCCATGGGCGACATGCCATACCAGTCATCCAGCGGGTGCATCGCCTTGACATGCAGCACGCGCGATTGCCCGGTGATCGCATCCACCGGCATCTCCACCGCGCGCTGGTCGATGCTGTAACGGTACGCCTTAGGAATACCACCATGCCCCGGAATGATTGCCACCCGGTCCGGGCGAAGTACGTGCAGCTCCAGCGGTGCTTCACCGCGCGGCCCCACCGCATGCAGGAAGGCATTGCCCGAGATAAGCCGATGGCTGAACAGCTGCTCGCATAGCTCCGTGCTTCCCTGCAGCGGGTTGGGTCGGTCCAGCAGGTCAAGCAACGCATGCTGTTCAACAAAGCGTGTGCTGCCGCGGCGCTTTTCGCTGAGTTTCCATGGCACGCTTGCCGCGGCACTGGCCACCATGGCAATGCAGCGATGCGCGATCACATTGCGGCGGTATCCCTCCTCGGCGAATTTTGCGTAATCACGGCGCATCCACACTGGCTGGCCAAGTGGCACCATGAACGCCGAACTTGCGGGATAATGTTTTACTTCCGCCGCCGGCGGTGCAGACAGCACCGCGCGACGCGGCCATGCAAACCAGCGCGCCATAGAACATCCATTGCTAAGGGTGAGTGCGAAGGAACGTGGCGCTTAGCCACACGAATTCCATGCTACATTTACTGTTTTACGCGGGGTGCTGCATGCCCGGAAGGGGTCAATCGCAAAAAAATTAGCGCTGGGTCACACGGGCCATGTCATGCACGGCGCCATCGTACTGCGCCGCGCCTGCAATCACCGTAGCATCAGGCGTTTGCAGCTGTCCGTTGGGGGTCATTTGTAAATCTATTTTCTGCGCTGTCATTTCCGGTCCATTCGTCACGCCGACGGCCTGCGCTTGCGTACGTGCGTTCTCTTCCGCGGTGCTGCGCAACGAACTGTAGAACGCGATCGAACCGCTGAACAACCCGAACACCACTGCACTCACCTTGCGCCCCAGCCCGGCGGCGAATCTGCCCTCACCCGCTTTCGCAAGCACGCGACCGGTCGCCGCACCGATCAGGCCAAAAACCGCCCCGCTAAGGATGGCCTGCCCCAGGTTGCCGCTATCGATGCGCACCGTCGATTGTCCATCGGCAGGCGCAGGCGTTTGCACTGTTGGGTTAGTCGTGTCCATTATGGGCATCTTACCACGCAGCATTCGCCTGCACTGTGAAGATTCTGTGACAGCTAAACCCTTCGTATTAAAGGTTTTGCATGCAATACCTGACCACGGATCCAGTTCAGGTATTGGCTTAGCGCGTCCACCATGTCGTCGTGGTTCACCTCAGGAAAACCCAGCAGCTGCTTCAGGAAATCCGACAGCCAAGGTGCCTCTTTTGGCAACATGACCTTCCCGGCTTCCAACATGGGGCTCACCCGAAGCAGCCGTGATTGCTTATCTCCCTGCGGCTGCTGCGCAATCCACGGCCACTCAGATTCATGCCGCAGGTCCTGCAGCAGCGACTGGCCGCTGGCTTTGTCTTCCACCAGAATCGCCTCGGGCGCGTAGCGCTCCGCCTGCGCCAGCATGAACCGCTTTAGGGCGGGGTATTCCATACGCACCTCCTGCACGTCGCGCACGTAATGCACCCCATCCACTTCCTGCATGGTCAGGCACACGCTGGCATCATGCTGCATGCCTGCCTTAATGCCCGTATCCCAGCTTTGCACGATACGCCCGCCTTCCGGCAGCACATCATAGCGCGCTAGCCACGCCGAAGGTATCATCTGCCCCGCCTGTGCAACCGGTGCCTGCTGGTATTGTGCAGCATAATTCATACTCCCCAGCTCGGTGGCAGTGCGGGCCAGCAATGCGGCGGGCTCACGCGCTTCGTGCAGCACCTCGCCCGCGTGTCGTGTATGCTGCCAGTCCCCACACCGAATATGCATTGTCGTCGTTGCCACAGCCGGCAGGCAGAGATGCTCCCACCCACCCTTTTCCAGTAGATAGCCCGAGAGATCCTGTGCATGCAGCCGCTGCATCACCACTACGATCGCGCCGCACTGCTTATCATCCAGCCGGGTTGCGAAACTATGGTCGAACCATGCATTCGCCGCATCACGTTGCGTGCGGTGGTTGGCCTGTAATGGGTTTAGCGGATCATCGACGATCAGCACGGTGCCGCCCTCACCCACCGCCGCACCGCCGACCGATACGGCAAGCCGGTGGCCGCGTTTGGTCGTCACGAAGCGTTCTTTCTCGTTCTGGTCGTCGCTCAGCCGCGTTTCGGGGAAAACGCGCTTGTACCACGCGCGCTGCAGCACCAGTCGGCAGTCGGTGGAATGTTTGGTCGCCAGCGATTGTGCGTAGCTCGCGGCCATAATGCGGCGCTGCGGGTCGTGCCCCAGCAGCCATGCAGGCCACGCCACCGAAACCAGCGTCGATTTCATCATGCGTGGCGGCAGGTTGATGATGAGCCGCGTTATATCACCCCGCGCACAGGCATGCAAATGCGCCGCCATCGCATCGATATGCCAGTTATGCAGGTAATGTACGCCCGGTGAAACGCTCGCCACCACCCGCCGGAAGAACAGATCGAAACGGCGACGGCAGGCGTCATCCAGTGCGCGTTGCCAAGGATATTGC